AAACCATTCTTGTACATCTCTGTTGGAATCTTGTACATTACTGGTGTAACTCATCAAGATGTAAGGACCAAATGCTTTCTTTTCTTCGTCAGTTAACTCATCATAAAAGTCATAAACTTTTTGATCCACTGCACTTAATTGCCGTTTAATATCAAGTTTTACTGTCATTGTTTTTGCTTAGATAATACAATACTTTAACACGTTCCATGGCTTCATGCAAGACAGCATCATGCCGAGATGCTTCGATTATGCTGCCCCACAATATTTTTTCTTCTCGTAGTGTTACACTGTAATCTCTTCCGATTTCAACTCGACTACTAATAGGAGAGCCAGATTCTCGAGCATAGGTAATACCGTCTGCTTTTTCATAAACATATGTTACTCCTGGCTTGAGCGTTCCCATATTACCAACATTTTGTATAATCTACCAGCTCGCTTTGTCGGCTGACTTCTTTGACAAAATAAGCACAGGTCGGTTTTGATCCAGCATGTAACGGTGTACACAACAACTGGCCTGGGCGCATTTTAGGAAAATACCATTTGACATCTTGGTAGACATTTACAATATCTATTTCTAAAAATTCTGGTCTAAATCCACTCAATGGATTGAAACAAAACGTTTTGAATCCACGATCGTTTAAACTGGTCAATGGCAATATCTCCATGTCAGGTCCTTCTGGATCTCCAACAATTGTACACCAATCCAATGGCATGGTGAGTTCGTTGGGACCAATTCTCAGCACCACAGCTGGACCTGTAAAACTTTCAAGAAAAATCAATGGAATGAAAAAATAATCAGGATTGTTGCTGTCGGAATTGTCCAACACTGAAAATCTCAAGTCATCATCAATTTCATCTGGCAGTTCGTTAAGAAAAAATGTTTTGTCTTCTAAGGTTAATATTTGCATTATATGTATTTTACTTTCTCAATTGTGAATGGATATTTGGCTTCTTTATAGAACTTCTTGCGTTCTGTAAGATGCCTCTTCGCATATTTCGTGCTTGCTGTGAGATCCCAGATCTGTACAAAGTCCTTGTCGTCTGCTTTTCTAATGCCTCGCCCAATGCTTTGTATAACGCGGACAAAGCTCTTTCCGGGCTCCAAAAGTACCAGATTAAAAATACGGGGGATATTAATACCCACAGCGGCCACACCGTAAGTCGCCACAATAATCTTTTTATCAGAAGTTGCAACTTCGTCATATTCTGTTTTCCTATCTTTTGTTTTTACTTCTCCTGACACAAATACCGCGTCAGGATTCATTTCAATCAATGCTTTGCCTGAATCAATTCTATTGACCAGTACCAGTGTATTGCCTGTTTCGGCAATGCCTTTGATCATGCTACTGATGTAATTCATCCTGGTGCTATCGGTGACCAAGTATTTTAATTCTTCTGCATATCCGCCAAATTCTTTCCATTCAGCAGTCTGTATAATATTCACATGACAGTTGCTCAATACTCCTGATTCTTGCAATGTGTGAGCAGCAACTCTGTTTACTACCTCACCTAAACTTGCACGAATACTTTGAAATTCGTGGTCTGCTTTTGGTACAGTTCCAGTCAAACCCCAACGTATAGGAGCCTTGGCAAGATTGCGAGTCAACAAAGTTTTTAGTACTTCTGCCTTTGCCATGTGTACCTCGTCAACCATGACACAGTTGACATTATCTAACAATTCTGTCAGACGAGCCAACCGTTCTTCACCGTCAAATTCCTTGGAACCTTTTTCTAAAATGTTCAAACTTTGCCAGGTGCAAATAGTATGTGTTCGATCTAGATTTTTTCTATCGCCATAGTACACACCAACGTCTAATCCGCAGTTGACAAAGTCTTCTTCAGTTTGTTCAACTAAACTTTTATTAGGAACAATGGTTACAGTTCGACCGTATTTTTCACAGATTTTTGCCAAAGTTGCGGTGGTAATTGTTTTACCAAAGCCGGTGGCAATTTCTTGAATACACTGCGGATTTTCTAAAAATTTGTTAATGACTTCAACTTGGTCACCTCGCAATCGAATAGGCTGACCAGCAAAGCGATGACCTTTGGGCCATGTTTGATCACCCCAAAAATCCTCAGAAATTTGGTCAAAATTCAGACAAGTAGGATCACGTAAATCTTCAAGTTCAATATAGTAGTTTTTACTTTCCAGGTACTCCAGCACCTGTGGTAACATTGACAGATATGTTGTGCCGCCAAGTCCAAAGAAACTGACAGTACCGTCCCATCTACCCAATTTATAAGCAGGTCTAAACCGAGCAGTAGGGTCTTCATACTTGAATTTTTTGACCAATGCTTTACGAGCATCAAGATCTAAATTTTCAATCTTGATATTAACCTCGTCTTTGATAACAATTTTACATGAAGCCAAACTGCAAGTTCCTTGATTCTTTTACTTTTGAATAAGATACCACATTTTCATGGGATCCCACTATTTCTCGCATGGAATAATGCACATTGCTGTAACCAAGATTCAATACACTGTGAAATTTTATTTTAGATTGTAACACAGGTTTAGGCATTTTGCCACTGATAAACACAACTTTTGTTTTTTCACAAATTGGAGAATTTAATTCATGCTGTTTTATGAAAATATTGAAATTTTCATGGGTTTCTGAAGGGAGTCTAAACATCACACTCATTTGAGTGTTTTCAATATTCAATGATTTGAAAAAATCATAAGAATTTTTCAATGTTTCAAATTCATTTCCGCCTGGCACAATAACCAATGTTGGATTCATGAATTCTATAATGTGTTTGATCACGGAAATATCATGAATATTGCAATCTATCTGAAGATTTTGAGATGTATCTGATTTTAAAAACTCTCGAGTGATTGGATCAACTTCATCACTGTCTAAAAAATTAGATACAGTTTCATCCCAGGTAAAAATTCCTCGTTTTCTTGCTTCAAAAATAGATTCTAAAATGTCTGTGGTAATCAACTCAGGCATTGATGCACTACAATTCTTGATTTTTGGCAATTTTTCCTCAATGACCAGCATTGGGACAAATTTTTCAAAATTTTCCTTGACATCTTGCACCTGTTGGAAAAAATTTGTTATGTATTCATCTGTTTCAAATTTTTCGGCACATGACAATTCCATTAAAAATTGCAAACTTGATTCGTTGAGAGCAAAAAACCAGGCTTTTTCGTCCTTGTCCCAAAAAGACACACCAACATCGTCCTTGGCCAGACGAATTTGTTTTATAATATCTTCATTGTATGGAAACACTGCCTTGATGGCACGACCAATTTGGGAATGAGTCACAACAGACAACGATCTCACATTGTTGATTCTTCTAATAGGTATTCTAAAAGTGGGATTTTTGACAAATTCTGAGATATCTGTCTTTACATACACCGATAACGCAGCCGTATGACGAGTCAGCATCTTGATTGCTAGGCTACTTTGCTTTTCGGTGAAACCCAGGCCGCGAGTGAGTTGATCATAAAAACTATGAGTCAACTTTTCGTCCCAAGAATTTAACGTAATACGAGAGTACACCAGGGATATAATGAGATCTTCTATGTTCATAGTTTATTATACACTCAAAGTGTAATATCTTCAAGCCCCGCAGCTCTCAATTTGATAATATTGCTAAGTTGCCACTGTTTGATATCCAGTGCTTTGATAATACCCAGCCATTGATTTCTCAACATGGCAAATTCGTTGATGATTTTTTCCATATCAACAACATCCGCTTCGCCATCCACGTATTTTTCAACATCTCGGCTGCTGAGTGCTCGTTGATAATTCTCTAAGTATTTTTTGAATGCTTTGGAACGAGTTCTTCTTAACTCAATGTTAAGATATTCTAAAATAGCCTCAATTTCCTGAAGTTGATTAAATCTCTGCTCAACAATACCCGGTAGACAGGCAGAGGCTCGTTCCACGTTTCCGTGGATCGAAACCTCTGCTCTTGCAAACTCAATTTCGTCGTAAAAGTGATTTAAACAATCTGGAAGATGTGCTATGTCTTTGGAGACTTTAGCATACCAGGACATGATTAGTCCTCGTCTTCGTCGTAGTCGTAATCTTCTTCAACGTCTTCTTCGTCATCTGCTGTTGCCAGCATGATAGCATCATCAAGATGAGGATCGTAACCCATAATACTTTTTAGCACACTGGTTTCGACATCTTTTCCAATCAGCATATCAATAAAATGATTTGCTGCGGTTTCTTTATTCTTATCAGAGATGTATTCTTTGAATACATCCCAAACTTCAATAATTAGATCTTCTTCCATTATGCTTCCTCAGTATCTTCGGTTGTTACAGATATATCAGTTTTCATACCATTCTTGGAAATTTCCTCCATCATGATAGTCAACCCATCTTTTTCATTCTTTTCCCATGCTTTGCGGAATTGTTTAATAACTTCGCCGTCGGCAGTTGTGTAAACAAGACTGTTGCCTTCTTTCTTCAACATACCTTTGGCTTCAAACAAATCTACTAAACCACTATGCGGACTCATACCAGTTGTGTATGGAATTTCAACTTGTACACCTTCAAATGGCTTTGAATAACGAGTTTTCATAATCTTACAAGCACTACGAATACCGTTAACTGTAGTAGTCTTATTACCATCAGCATCAGTTTTCAATTTCAATTTACGCATTGCTACTACAATTGAACTTGCATAGATGAAACCTTGTCCACCACTAATCTTATCATCTGGATCAAACATATCCTGGCTAGCATATGTGTGATTTGTACAAACCATACCTACGTTCCATGAACCGAACATATTTACACAGTTACGAACAAGTGATGTAAGTGCTTTGGGCTTACGGCCCATGTCACCTTTCATTTCACCTGCTTCAAACTGATTGACGTCAGTCGGAGTCAACAACATGCCCAAAGAGTCAATTACAAATAATACCTTTGGACGAGTATCCTCGGGCATAGTTTTGTATTCTTTCATGAATTCAGAGATGGTTTTAGCCACATCGTCAATCATAGCCATGTTGAGTTTTAGAAGTTTATCGTCACTGGTATCAACACCCAGATCTTTTAACCACTTCTCATCAAGAGCGTTTTCACTGTCAACTAGGATAACATAGATGCCTTGTTCCTGTGCTGCCTTGATAATGTTTCCGGAGCAGATATAACTTTTACCTGCACCAGATTCACCAGCAAACACAGTTACCTTACCAAGCGGAACTCCTTTGAAGAAGTCACCGCTGATAAGATAGTTCAAAGCATAGTTACCTGTTGAAATCCAATCTGTAGGATCATTAAATCCAATACCTAAGCCGTCGATAGACTTGGTAATAGATTTACGAAACTTTGAAATATCAAAGGATTTTGCCATGCTTCAACTCCTTAAGACTTTTGACGATTACGAATCATCGCAATAATGTCTGCGGCACGTGAGCCTGCATCGCCATTTGCTGGAGCAGATGTCTCTGCTGCAACAACTTTAGCGGGTGTTGCAGCCGCAGTCTCAAAAGGGACGTCGTCTTCATCTACTGAAGTAGATGCCACTGGTGCAGATGCTGCCGCTGGTGTTGCACGAGGTGCTGAGCCAGTTGACTGACCGCTACCACCCATACCGGCTGGCTTGAAGTATTGACCCCAACGATCCATATCAAATGCTTCACCGTCTACTGACGCTTCAAACATTTCTTTCATAACTTTGAGTTCAACTTCGCCTGGCTTCTTGGGCAAGAAGTCACTTAGTTTGTACAAACCGTGTTGTGCAATGGCTGCATTTTCAGCTTCACTCAAAGCACGTTCACGACGAGCCCAAGTGCTGGTAGAATAATCAGCATAACCACCTTTGCTTGTTTTAGCAATCTTGAAATCAAGACCACGAACAAAGTCTGTTGGCAGTTCTTCAATCTCACTATCCATCAAAGCATTTTTAACAATGTTAAAAATTTGTGAGCCGATGATGAATCGACGGATTGGATTTTCAGGAGTCTTATCTTCCTGTAGTTTGCTTTCGCCTACAAAACCTTGGAACAAGTATGACTTCTTCTTCCAGTACTTACGACCCATATCTTCCAAAGACTTGTCCTTGAACCATGGGCGAACTTCTGTTAGAATTGGGCATGTCTCACCCCACATTTCCATACAAGGAACTTGCACAGTCACTGGCTTGGAATTGGTTTCACCTTTCACACCGGCGAATGGCAATTTGATCATTGCTCGTTCAATCCAGAAGAAAGTGTTGTTTGGATCTGCGTCTGGAAGGAAGCGAACTGTTGTAGTCGAACCTTCTGGCATATTCCAGTGAGGGTAAATTGCATTATCACCACCGCCGGATTGCCCGGAGTTTTGCTGTGAAGATGCTTGAAGTTTTGCGCGAATTTCTGCTAACGTTGCCATAATGTTTTTTCCTTAATAAATGTTGTATTATGCCGCTTCTTTAAAGCCTACTGACTAAAAAGAAAAACTGTGCATGTGTTTAGTATGCACAGTTTTATTTATTAAAGCAACCTAAATGGCGCTTGAAATATGGTTTATTTTGCCAATTATTTTTTGTAGTTTGCCAATCTCAAAATATTTTCCATTTCGGTATTTTCTGATTTAGGAACATTACCTTTGGTTAGATAGTCAGCACGGTCTTTGTAACTACCGCGTTGAACATCTTTATTGTGAGGTGCAAGTTCTTTTTTCTTTTGAGGATCAGTAACGTGCTTCGATGGATGCCAGTTATCTTTTTCTTCCCCTGCCATAATATTACTCGGAGGAACACCTGTGTCTCCGCCCATGGATTCTACTTTTTGTTTGACATTACCAAGTAGTTCTTTCAATCTGGCAAGGCCGTCGTCTCCGTGTCCGCTGGCAACTCGACCATGCTTCTGTGTCCATTCTTGTGTTAGCTTGTCGATAAATTTGCCAGCCATAGCTTCGGCAAACTCGCCGGCTTCGTCTCCAAACTTTTCAGCAACTTGTTTTTTACAATCAAGTGCAATGCCTTCGCCACCACGGAATGGTCCAACTTCTGGATTGTCTGCGTTATAAAAACTTTTAACAATCTTGGCAACTTCTTTGATAACACCTTCGCGAGACATAACTGGTTCCATACCTCTGTTGTCTTGATTTTCTGCGGTAGGTTGTTCTGGTGCTGCTGGTGCTGCTGCCGCATCTGGTGCTGGAGCTTCAGGTGGTGCAGCAGGAGGTTCTGCAGCCGGTGCTTCAGTTCCAGACATCCCAAGTGCTGTTAACAATTCAGGATAATTTTCTTTTGCCCAAGATTGAAAAATTTGCATACTGGTTGCTTGAATTTCAGGATCTCTTGATGATTCATCTTGAAAAGCATTTTCCAAATCGTTGTCATCGATGCCAAACTCATTGAAGAAATTATATGCCTGTTCCAAATCTAATTCTGGTCCAGTATCACCTTGTGGCAATTGTTCCAATGCTTGTTTCATTGCAACAATTTGATCATCTGCAAGTTTTCCCTGCTCCACTGCTTCTGCCCATTGTTCGAACGCATTAAATGCATCTTCTTTAGTTTCTTGGGAATTGTTATCTTCGTACTCAGATTCCTGAACGTAGTCTTCCAAATCTATCTTGTTTGCTTCACTCATGATGCTGTGCAACAATGGAAAGAACGATGCCAGCTCTTCTTGAAAATTGGTTTGTGTAAATGTCTGCTTGTATTGTTCCATGGTAACTGCATCCAATTCAGTTAGATCGTTGCCCATGCTGTTAGAGTTATTGAATTCTGCCATCCACGATTCGTAATGATGACTTTTGCCCAGTGCTTCCACTCTTGCCTTTAGTTCTTGTAGTCGACCTATGGCTCGCTCTGTAATTCCTGTTGCATCATCGTGCAAGGTGGCGCTGTGTACTTTGCGTTGAAATTCTTGTAGTTGTGCAATTTGTTCACTCATACGCATAATTGCTTTACCAGCATCGTCATGTGGAACGCCGCCGTGGTCAACGTGTTGAGCCATAGCAAATGCACCTGCTGGATGAATGAACGGATATTTAAATCTTTCGCCGTCGTGGTTCTGAATAAAAATTGCTTTGATATTTTTCTTCTGGCTACGTGCGCCTGCATACATCTCGTCAACTGGTTTTGTATGACGTACAATAACTTCAGTTTGTCCTTTTACTGCTCGGCTAGTTTTTCTAGTGCTTTTATGATTCCAACGGGATTCATTCATTTTAGTATTCATCTCTGGTTCCTTGGGTGCTTGTGTTGCGGCCAACTGTTGAAAGTCGTTTTTGTCAAGATTTGTCTTTGTGATGTCTCGAGTGTCAAATCTCAGTAGCCTACGCATGGCAAAAAATCTCATTTCTTTTAAAAAACCGTACCATCTCTTTTTGGCAGGGTCGTCCTGATTTTCAGTAATTCCTTGGCTGTAGTAAACTTTCAAACTACCCAATTCATTCAAACTGATACTAACTCGACCCAAATTGCTACCTTCAATAACAAAGTCAAAATCAAAGAAACGTGCTTCCATAGGGTTAATGGTAACGGCACCTGTTTCGTCGCCCATTTCTAAGTTAACGAAACGACTGCGAACCTTATCAAACAGGTCTTGAGAAATTATTTGAATTGCTTTCATAGTGTTATTTAGTTAAAACGAACTTACATATATGGGCATGGGCATGATCCATTCATCTTCGCGTTCTTCGCGCATCTTGTCGTAAATTGCTGGATCCCAATCTTGCAACACCATCATCATGCGTACTGCTAACAATACACTGCTCACAAGATCGTCGTGCTGACCCACTTTGCCTTCAAAACTCAAGCCTTTTGCTACAAACGTCTTGAGTTCACTAATTAAAGGTTTGGAGTTGATCTTCATTCGATCGCTTTCAATTAGGTGTTTTAGCTTGGCACAAACTGCAATTTTACTGGTGTGAGTAGTGTAAAATCCTTTTCGGTATCTACGAACATGACCTTTCTTTATAGGTTCACTCAAGAACAATCCAGGAATACTTTCTTCGCCAAGTTCATTAATTGCTACCAATGCTGCTTCGCCTACACTGTTGTTTTCCACGCTGTAGTACAAACTGGGCGTGGCACCTTTCTTGCTACACTCATCGCTAATGTATTGACAAATGTCCCGCAATATACGAACTTGTCCTTGTATAGGTGTAAGATTATGATGCCATTCTCCTACTTGTTCTAACGAAGGCAGTTCAATGATCTGTATTCCTGCAGGATCTCCGCCGGTACCCAAACTTGGATCCACTGCAATAAGATATGTGTATTTGGGATTGATTTTTTTGTACCAACGACATTGCCCCATTTTCATTATGGGTTCTTTGCCGGTTAATCCTGCTAATTTGATACTGGCAATTAATGTTTCATCAAACACCAGAAATTCGCAATCGTGTTCTCGACGGAATCGTTCTTCACCAATACGACTGCGTTCAGCTGTGGCCCATTCTTCGTTGCGTTCTGGATGTTCTCTCCATTCTGCTTTGAAAGGAAAAAATCCATTTGTGCCAACAGCTTGTTCGTTACCGTACTCGTCAAACTTTTTATTTGCTTCTTTCCAAATTTGGGCAAATTGATCTTCGTCGCTGTTAGGAGTGCTGGTGATAATGGCCTTACCACCAGTTGCCAGTGTAGGGCTGATAGAAGTCCAGAATTCAGTTGCCACATTGGGTGGTACGAATGCAAATTCGTCAGCATACAACAATGACAGCGACA